AATCGACGCTCTTGCTCTAACCATCCACCCAATGATGGCTATGGACGCTTCTCGTATGCCTAGAGGCGCTAAACCAAGCATACAACCAGGTAAGACCATTCTAACCAATGGTAACCCTGCTGAGATTCTACAGCCGTTTAACTTCGGTAACGTAAGCCAGATTACCTTTGCACAGGCACAGTCTCTACAGACTATGGTGCAGACCGCCACAGGCGCTATTGACTCAGCAGGCATTGCTGGTTCTATCAATGGTGAATCCACAGCTGCTGGTGTTTCTATGTCACTGGGTGCTATTATTAAGCGCCACAAGCGTACTCTGATTAACTTCCAAGATTCTTTCCTGATTCCATTCGTACAGAAGGCTGCTTACCGCTACATGCAGTTTGAGCCTGAGCTATACCCAGTAGCTGATTACAAGTTCCACACCTCTAGCTCACTAGGTATCATTGCTCGTGAGTACGAAGTAACACAGCTTGTTCAGTTGCTACAAACTATGTCACCAGACACGCCAATGTATCCTAAGCTGGTTATGTCTATCATTGACAATATGAACCTGTCTAACCGTGAAGAGCTTATTGCTACTCTTGAGCAGGCTAACCAGCCTAATCCAGAAGCACAACAGGCTCAGCAGGCTGCACAGCAAGCTCAGTTGCAGTTCCAGTCGTCACAAACTGCTGCACTTAACGGCCAAGCCGCTGAGTCGCAAGCTAGAGCGCATAAGATTGCAGTGGAAGCACAAGCTATACCGCAGGAACTGGAGATTGACCGCATCAAAGCTGTAACTACTAACCTAAACAAGGGTGACGCAGACGATAAAGAGTTCCAAAAGCGCCTAGAAATCTCTAAACAACTACTCAAGGAGCGAGAAGTAGCAGTAAAAGAGGGCAATGTTGCTAGTCAGTCAGCTCCTCCACAACCACAAGGATTACAGTAATGGTAAGCACTAGGGATTTAGAGAATGTAGTAGCTCAAGTAAATGTAAAGTTTGAGGAACTATTTAAGAGGATTGTACAGCTTGAGAAACAAATAGCTGATAATACAGGAGATAAGAATGCCAGTAAAAAAAGATCCAAGACTAGCTAGAGCTGGAGTGAGTGGTTATAACAAACCCAAACGTACCCCTAGCCATCCTACTAAGAGTCATGTAGTTGTAGCCAAAGAAGGCGATAAAGTTAAAACTATACGCTATGGACAGCAGGGTGTATCAGGAGCTGGTAGTAGTCCCAAGACAGCGGCAGAAAAGGCAAGACGTAAATCTTTTAAAGCGCGTCACGCAAAAAACATTGCAAAAGGTAAGATGTCAGCAGCTTATTGGGCTGATAAATCTAAGTGGTAATACACTAATATGTACATTATTTGAAACATAACAGGAGAAGACAATGCCTAAAGGTACAGGAACATACGGTAGTAAAGTAGGACGACCACCAGCAAAGAAAAAGAAAGCAGCTCCTCGCAGAGCAATTAGCGCACCTATGTCAGAAGCAAGGGCTAAAGAAGCAATAGCTGCTTTAAAGAAAGCTGCTGCTAAAAAGAAGAAAAAATAATGAAAGGTCAGACCCACGGTGGCAAAGGTAGCTCCCAGCGCAAGACAGACTCAAAGAAATTTGCAGCTAATTGGGATGCCATATACAACAAAACTACTAAGAAGTCAAGTAAAAATACAAATAAAGCTTGACTTTCTTATGCTTTTATGTTATACTTACTCTGTAACTATAACTAATTTAACTGTCCTAATAGGAGAAACAGTGTGATTGACCCAAAACTAGAACTTTATTATCGTAACATGAGAGACTTATTCCGTTCAGAAGGTTGGAAACAACTGTTAGAGGATTTAAAATCTAATGCGATAATGATTAACTCAGTAGAAGTAACTAAAGACTTAGAAGACCTACACTTCCGTAAAGGACAACTCTCAGTCATAGCGAACCTGCTAAACTTAGAAGCTCAGATTGACACAGCAGAGCAACAACAACTAGAAGACGCAGAAGAAGAAGCAAAAGAATAATGCGTATCATGGTTGAGTTTAAGTGTGATGATGGACACATTAACGAAAGATTTGTTGATTCCGAATGTACACACATACCTTGTTTAGACTGTGACAAGATAGCTAACAGAATTGTAAGCGCGGTGCGTTCCAAGTTAGACCCTATCTCTGGCGATTTTATGGGTGCTACCAGACAGTGGGAAAGGAACAGGGCACAAAAGCTACAACAAGAGCGCAAGGCCAACTCCTAACCGAAGCCCTGCATAATACACCTCCATAATGAGAATACTCACGGAGTTTAATAATGGCAACACTTATAGACGAGCGTCAAGAAGACGAAGTAGAAATTAACGAACAAGAAGAAGTAGTAAGTCAAGTGACTGAGGAACCTCAAGTAGAGGAAACTCCTCAAGAAGATGACATCCCTGACAAGTACAAAGGAAAGTCAACGGCTGAGATTGTACGAATGCATCAGGAGGCTGAGAAGTTACTAGGCCGACAGAGCAGTGAAGTAGGGGAACTACGACAAGTTGTTGATAACTACATTCAGACACAACTCGACACAACACCAGCAACCCAAGAACCTGAAGAAGATATAGACTTTTTCTCTGATCCCGACAAGGCAGTCGAAAGAGCGATTAAGAATCATCCTTCAATCAAAGCTGCTGAGGCACAGACTCAACAGTACAGACAGCAAACAGCGCAGTCTCAGTTGCAGCAACGTCATCCCGACATGCAAGAGATTCTGCAAGATAGTAAGTTTGTTGATTGGATTAAAGGATCAAAGATTCGTACTCAGCTTTTTGCACAAGCGGATACCCAGTATGACTACGAAGCTGCTGACGAGCTTTTCACTAATTGGAAGGAACGTCAAGGCGCAGTAGCTAAGACTGTAGCTAATGAGAAAGCAAGCAGGAAAGAAGCTGTAAAGACTGCCTCAACAGGTGGTGCAAAAGGAAGTGGTGAGACAGCAACTCGCAAAGTTTATAGACGCTCAGACATTATTAAACTAATGCAGACCGACCCTGATAGGTATTTGTCTTTGTCTGAAGAAATCATGCAAGCGTACCAAGAAGGGAGAGTCCGAAACTAAATCTCTTTTAAGGAAGTATTATCATGGCTACATCAGTATATCCCAATATGGGCGGAGCAGTAGACAACACTAGCGCAGCTAAGTTTATCCCAGAAATCTGGAGTGACGAAGTAATTGCTGCATACAAGAGCAACCTCGTACTAGCTAACCTCGTCAAGAAGATGAGCATGACTGGTAAGAAGGGTGACACCATCCACGTACCTAAGCCTACTCGTGGTTCAGCTCACGCTAAAGTTGCAGAGACTGCCGTAACTATCCAGAACTCTGTTGAGTCAGAAGTTCTGATTAACATTAACAAGCACTTTGAGTTCTCTCGTCTGATTGAAGACATCACCGAAGTACAGGCTCTGGCTTCTCTGCGTCAGTTCTATACTGGCGACGCTGGTTATGGCCTGGCTAAGCAGGTTGACGACGATCTGTTTACTCTGGGCAAGTCTTTCGGTGACGGTGACGGCTCTTCTTGGGTTCACAGCGGTTCTTTCCAGATTACTTCTGGTGGCGCTTTGGAAGCCTACGATGCTGACGGCACTGCTGACGTAAATGCTTTCACTGACGCTGCTTTCCGTGCTTTGATCCAGAAGATGGATGATGCAGACGTTCCTATGGACGGTCGTAGCTTCATCGTTCCTCCTTCACTGCGTAACGCTATCATGGGTATTGATCGCTACACTTCTACTGACTTTGTTAATGGCAAAGGCGTAGAGACTGGCAAGATTGGTAACCTGTACGGTGTTGACGTATATGTTTCTACTAACGTACCTACTATTGAGTCAGGCGTTCGTGGCGCTCAGCTGATCCACAAGGACACCAATGTTCTTGCAGAGCAGCAAGCTGTACGTTCACAGACTCAGTACAAGCAGGAGTTCTTGGGTACTCTATACACTGCTGATACGCTTTACGGTTGTCAAGTAATGCGTCCTGAAGCAGGCTTCGTACTGGCTGTTCAGTAAGCTAGTACAACTAAGGGGATTCTTCGGAGTCCCCTTTCCTTTTCCTTTTTCTCTCTTGTTTTCGTAGGAGCTACAATGGCTATATTTAGAGGTGATGGTGGTGCTGGCGACAGTAACAATGACGCTACGTTACTAGCTGTTACACAGCAAGCTGTTATAGCTACTACGAAAGCAAGTGATGCGGCCGCTAGTGCTGTTGACGCAGCTAACTCTGCTACTACGGCTACAACTAAAGCAAGTCAGGCAGCTACTTCTGCTACTGATGCAGCTAACAGTGCCACAGGTGTTGCAGCCTACGCAACAGCAGCAGAGAACTCAGCAACTGCCGCAGCATCCTCAGAGACTAACGCAGCTACAAGCGCTACAGCCTCTGCTACTAGTGCTACAGCAGCCAGTGCCTCTGAGACAGCCGCAGGAGCCTCTGAGACGGCTTCCGCTGCTAGTGCTACCACTGCTACTACTAAAGCCTTAGAAGCCGCTACAAGCGCAACCAGTGCGTCTAACAGTGCTTCTACGGCAACGACTAAAGCATCAGAGGCTTCGACTAGCGCCAGCAATGCCTCAACCTCCGAAAGCAATGCTGCTACATCGGCCTCTAATGCTTCCTCTTCAGCCACGGCTGCTTCTAGTTCCGCTACGGCAGCGGCTGGTTCAGCAAGCGGTGCAGCTACTTCAGCTACCAATGCAGCAGCTAGTGCTACAGCGGCTAGTACCTCTGAGACTAACGCAGCTAGTTCAGCTAGTGCAGCGTCTACTTCAGAAACTAACGCTGCTGCCAGTGCTGCTACAGCCACTACAAAGGCTAGTGAAGCAGCTACGTCAGAGACTAACGCAGCAGCCAGTGCAGCTACGGCTACCACCAAGGCCAGCGAAGCAGCGACTAGTGCTACTAATGCTGCAACCTCAG